GATTCTACAGGAGCAGTTAATGGAAATGCTACATCAAAAGAATTAACAAAAGCCGAATCAGGAAAAATCGGTGGAGGCAATTTATCAAATGCAAAAACACAAATTGCTAGGAATTTTAACGATGCACTTGTAAATTCACCCGTAGATCTAGTAACAGCAGATATGACAATTTGGGGCGATCCGTATTATGTAACTGACAGTGGATTTGGAAACTATACTGCAAGGCCCACAAATTATATTAATATTACCGAAGATGGAACTATGGATTATCAAAGTAGTGAAGTAGACATCGAAGTTAATTTTAGAACGCCACTTGATTACAATCCTAATGGATCATACATGGATTTTCCAGGAGGAGGAACAAAAACTGTAGGACAATTTAGTGGCTTATATCAAGTTATTATGTGCTTAAACGAGTTTTCGCAAGGAATTTTTACACAACAACTCAAACTTATACGTAGAAGAAATCAACCTGGACTAGATACTAATGCAGAAGCTGTAGATGTAGGAAATCAATTGATGCAAACCAAAAGTGAAACAGATGAAGTTACTACAGACACAGGTGGAACTAGTGCTAATGGTTCCACTGCAAATGGCGGAACTACTACAACTACTACTAAATCTACAAGCTCAACAACAACTAGAACAAGTAAAACGACATCAACTAGCACACAAACGGTTACTGAATCCGGCGGAGGTGTTACTGTGAGAACACGTAGTTCTGCACAAAATAACAGAAAGTTATCTCCAGAAGTAGAAAAAAGAATAGCAGCAAAACGAGCTAAAAGAAATGGACGTAATGATTATCTAGATGATTTTCCTGGATAACAATGGACTAAGGATGAAAAATGAGTAGGCAAATAAAAAGAACAAGACGTCCATCCTGGATGGCAGGGAGTGGTCCGTATATTGGTAGGATTATTAACCATCTTGATTCTGAATATATGGGCGCAGTTGAAGTTGAAATATTAAAAATAACTGAAAATGGAAATCCAAGCACTGCTGTAGGATCAGGTTATCAGCTACCTTGTTATTATGTTTCTCCTTTTTATAATGTTACTCCGAGACAAGGAGTAAAGAAAAATGAAGGATACGAATACACACAACAAAGTTCAGGTTTTTGGGCAGTACCACCTAACGTTGGTACTAGGGTAATTGTTTTGTGCCTTGAAGAAAACTTTGGTTTTGGTTACTGGTTAGGCTGTGTTCAAGACCAGTACATGAATTTTATGGTGCCAGGTTATGCAAGTACAACCTATAATAACACAGATACTACAAAAGCAAAACCTGTAGGAGAATTCAATAAGGAATTAGAAACAGCCATCGGTAGAGATCCTACGCAATATATAAAACCTGTAAGCTCTTTAGCAGACGGTATAATTCAATCACAAGGACTAGATTCTGATACAATCAGAGGAACTACAACTTCTAGTGCTAGACGAGAAGTTCCTAGCATGGTATTTGGGTGGAGCACACCAGGCCCATATGATAAACGACCTAATAAACCCAAAGCAGATTATGGACCTGAGTTTGCAAGAAGCAGTGTACCTTTCAGTAGACTTGGCGGCAGTAGTTTTGTAATGGACGACGGTGATATGACTCTGATGCGTAAAAAATCAGCAAGTGAAGGACCGCCCGAATATACAAACACTGAGTTAGGAGATAGTTCAGGCGACCCTACACTACCGCACAATGAATTAATTAGATTGAAAACACGAACTGGTCATCAGATTCTGATGCACAATACTGAAGATTTGATTTATATTGGTAATGCCAAAGGTACTACTTGGATAGAAATGACAAGCAATGGTAAAATTGATATCTATGCTCAAGATAGTGTAAGTGTGCATACGGAAAAAGATCTAAACATAACTGCTGATAGAGATATTATTATGAAAGCTGGTAGAAATATCTGTCTTACAGCAGGAAATGATGGAAGAATTACAGCAGGCGAAGGAACGCATATTACTGCTAAAACGCACACAGAAACTGCACCAGATGCAATTCATATGAATGGACCAACTGCATCACCTGCATATTCTCCATTGCGTACACCACAACACGAGCCGTGGTATGGACATGAAAATTTAAACCCAACAGAATTTACACCAGATAAAACTGATGCAGATCCATCAGCAGGTAACACAATAATTGCTGTTGATAAAAATGGCGCGGTTTATGCAAATAATTTTGAAGCAGATTATGTGCCTATTTCAGATACATTTAGGAAAAGTAGATAGGGTAAATACTGTATGAGCACTTTAGAAAAAAATCTATACAAACAAATTACTGTTAAAGGTACCAAACGCAGTGAAGGTCAAGGTGTTGGTAGCCGAGCCTATAGAGGTATCAGCACAGTAAATCCTGAAAATTCTAGCACAGTGCTATATGATCTTGCACTAATAAAGCAAGACTTACTTAATCATTTTCATATTAGACAGGGCGAAAAACTAAGTGATCCAGAATTTGGAACAATTATCTGGGACGCATTGTTTGAACCTCTTACTGATGACATGCGTAATGCTATCAAAGACAATGTAACTGAAATTGTTAATTATGATCCTAGAGTAAGCGTAAATAATATTGTAGTAGATCAATATGAAAGTGGTATTCAAATAGAAGTTAGTCTTGTGTACCTTCCATACAATATTTCAGAAAGTTTACAATTACGCTTTGATGAAAATGCAGGGTTTCTTGCCACATAATTAAGTACGCAGATAATTCATTTCGCTAAATATACTTATAAAGGAAACTGACTATGTCATCAACAGATAGACAAAATAGATTATTAGTTGCTGAGGATTGGAAAAGAATCTATCAAAGCTATAGAAACGCTGATTTCAAAAGCTATGATTTTGACAATCTTCGCAGAACTATGATTGCGTATCTAAGGGAAAATTATCCTGAAGATTTTAATGACTATATTGAAAGTTCAGAATACTTAGCTATTATTGATCTTATTGCTTTCTTAGGTCAAAATTTAGCGTTTAGAGTTGATCTGAATGCAAGAGAAAACTATCTTGAACTTGCAGAGCGTAGAGAAAGTGTTCTTAGGCTTGCTAGATTACTTTCATATAATCCAAAAAGAAACCAATGTGCTAATGGACTATTAAAAATAGAAAGTGTTTCAACTACTGAAGATGTCATAGATTCAAATAATATTAACCTTGCTAACCAAACAATATTATGGAATGATCCTAGTAATTCAGATTGGAATGAACAATTTACAAAAATTCTTAACGCTGCTTTACCAACCAACGGTACATTTGGCCGTCCTGTAAAAACACAAACAGTTAGCGGTATACCAACAGAGCAGTATAGATTCAACACAACAAACGCCGATGTTCCTGCTTTTAGTTTTAGTCAAAATATTGACGGTGCAACTACAAGATTTGAAGTTGTATCTACAGATATTGCTAACGGCAACATACTTGAAGAAGCACCATTTCCTGGAAACAATTTTGCATTTTTATATAGAGATGATGGCAAAGGTGCAGGAAGTTCAAACACAGGATTTTTCTGTCATTTCCGTCAAGGCACGCTTGATCAAGGGACATTTACAGTTGCTAATCCTAGCACTAATCAAACTATTGCAGTAGATGCTACAAATATTAATAACAGCGATGTTTGGTTATACAAGTTAGATACATTCGGCAATGAAGATGAACAATGGATTAAAGTTGATTCTATTGAAGGTAACAATATAATTTATAACAGTCTTAATAAAAATATTAGAAATATTTACAGTACATTAACTAGAATTGACGACAGAATCAGTTTAATTTTCTCAGACGGAACTTTTGGTAATCTACCGCAAGGTTCATTCAGAATATATTATAGAACTAGCAAAAATAAAAGATTAATTATTGAACCAAACGACATAAGAGGTGTAAGTGTTAATATAAGCTACCTTTCAAAAAACAACAAGGTAGAAACAATTACTTTAACATTTGGTTTACAATATACTGTAGATAATGCAAGCGTATCAGAAACAAATGCAAGTATACGTGCAAATGCTCCTGCAACATATTACACTCAAAACAGATTAGTAACAGCAGAAGATTATCAGATTGGACCATTAGCCGCAAGCCAAGAAATAATAAAAGCAAAAAGTGTCAATAGAACAGCAAGTGGTATCAGTAGATATTTTGATCTATTAGATGCAACTGGAAAATATAGTAAGACTAATTTGTTTGGTACAGATGGTGTTGTGTACAGAGAAATATTCAACAGCAAAGAAAGATTTACTTTCACTACTCAAACTGATGTACAAGGAATTATACTCAATACTATAGAACCTATATTATCAAGTAAAAAAGTAAAAAATTATTATTTGTCTCAATTTCCTATTATTGATCTTACAGATTTGAATATTACTTGGAATCAATCAACATCAGAAACAAATATAAGCACAGGATATTTTACTAATGTAAATGATATAAGACAATCTTTAGGAACATTTACAACCAGTACTTTACAATTAATTAAATCAGGAGCAGCTCTAAAATTTATTGCGCCAGCTGGTAAACATTTTATGCCTGACGGAACTCTAATGGACGGCGCTGCAGATCATCTAAATTCTCGTTCATACAAATGGGTGAAAGTAATAAGCGTAAATGGCAATGGCACAGAAGTTGATGAAAATGGGATTGGGCCGGTTACATTCAATGACGTTATTCCTACCTCAGCTCAATTAGTTGAAATAAAACCAAGTATTGCACAAAGTATCACAATTGATGTTAAAAGTCAAATAGTAGATCAGGTTTTTGCTTATAAAACTTTTGGACTACGTTTTGACAGAACATTAGGGCAATGGCGTGTAATTACTGAAAGTAATTTAAATGTTTCTAATGCATTTAGCATTGGCAAAACTGGCGATAATTCTAATCAGCAATTGGATTCTAGTTGGCTATTGAAATTTACTACAGACGGCGAAACGTATACAATAGAATATAGAGGTAGTAGATATGTTTTTGAAAGTGATCAAGAAATAAGATTTTATTTTGATAGCAGTGATAAAATTTATAATAATTTAACAGGAAAAATAGTCAAAGATAAAATAAGCGTTTTGAATAATAATAACAAGCCAGACAGCGTTGAAAAATTTACAACTGATTTTGACTGGGAAATAACTCAAGAATATAGAGATGCAGAAGGGTATGTTAATAGTAAAAAAGTAGAAGTTACATTTTTTGATGAAGACGATGACGGTGTAGTTGACGATCCTGAATTGTTTGATGTAATTGTAGATGAAGATGTGAACCCATTAACAAAGTATATCTTTCAACAAAAATACATTACAACTGATGGTGTAGAAGATTATAACTATGTAAGTAATGAAGAACTTAACATTGTTGTTTTGCAATCAAAGGATAATCTAGGACCTCTAAGTTCTTACAATGATCAACAATTATTTTACTATGTTGATACAGGAATTTTTGAAAAACTAGACAGTGCAACAAGTATATTAACTCAAGAAAACAATTATCGTGCTTACAAAGGCAGAGATAACCTAAGGTTCTTATATGTTCATGCTGCAGATGATAGTACACGTATTGATCCAAGTGCATCTAATATTATTGACAGTTATCTGCTTACTAGATCTTATGATACAGAATTTAGAAAATATCTTGATGGAAACACTGCAACTAAACCATTAACACCTAGTAGTGATAGTTTATTTCAAAATTATGGTGCAACATTAGACCAGATTAAATCACTAAGTGATGAAATAATTTATCATCCAGTAAAATACAAAATACTTTTTGGCACTAAAGCCTCATTAGATTTACAAGCCAAGTTTAAAGTAGTCAAGAATCCAGATCTAGTTTTAAATGACAATGATATAAAATCTAGAATTATTAGAGCTGTTAATCAATTTTTTGCATTAGAAAATTGGGACTTTGGCGAAAAATTTTACTTCTCAGAATTGAGTGCATATGTAATGCAAGAACTTGCACCAGACGTAGTAACATTTGTAATTGTTCCTGAACAGGTTTCTCAAGTATTTGGTTCCTTATATGAAGTAAAAGCAGAAGTTGATGAAATTTTTATTAGTGGTGCAACTGTGGCTGATGTAGAAATAATAGATGCTGTTACAGCATCAAGACTTAGTGCTCAAGGAAATGTAGTAACAACATCTACAACTACAAATACAGGTATAACAAGCAGTAACAGTGGATCTTCAAATAGTTCAAATTCAAGTAGCGGAGGTAGTAGTTACTAATGGCATACGATAATGATCAGAGAGAACCGTCTCTACCTGCAGGAAATCCAAACTATCGTAGAAAAACAGAAAATCATCTACCAAGATATTTTCGCACTAATTTTAATTCAAAGTTTTTATCAGCAACATTAGATCAATTGATTCAACCCGGTGTTGCAGAAAAACTCAACGGTTATATTGGGAGAAAAACTGCAAAAGCATTTACACCTGATGATAACTATGTTGGTGCAATAACACAAAGTAGACAAGATTATCAATTTGAGCCAGCAAGTATAATAAAAGATGATTTAGGAAATATAGATTTTTACAAAGATTATAATGACTATATTAACGAAATAAAAAACTTTGGCGGCAGTACTGCAAATCATAGCAAACTTAACAGTCAAGAATACTATGCTTGGGATCCACATATTGATTGGGATAAATTTGTAAATTTTAGAGAATACTATTGGTTACCTAACGGTCCAGACTTATTAACAGTATCAGGACAAAGTCGCGATGTACAAAGCACATTTACTATTAGCCTACAGGACAATGTAGATAATATTGCTTATCTTTTTACCCCTGATGGTACTACTAGCAATCCAACACTTACTCTTTATAGAGGACAAACTTATAGATTTGAAGTTAACACTCCTAATTTTCCTATAGCATTTGCTACCAAAAGAAGTTGGACCCCAGGTAGATTACCTACAGAAGCATCCACTAACACAGCACTAATTTATGATACTGGTGTGACGAAATATAATAGTGAAGGACAAATTATAACAGACACTTGGATAGATGAAGGAGTAATAGAGTTTACTGTTCCTGACACTGCACCTGACAATTTATTTTATGTAAGTGAAAATGATCCAAATACAGCAGGATTTATTAAAGTTTTTGACATTATAGAAAACACTGAGATCGACGTTGAAAAAGAAATTCTAGGTAAAAAAAATTATACTACTAGTGCTGGATGGGCATTTTCAAATGGAATGAAAGTTGAATTTGCAGGAAATGTAACTCCTGTTCAATATGCAACAGGACAATGGTTTGTTGAAGGAGTCGGCGATGAAATAAAATTAATTAATCAAAACAATCTTACAGTCAGTGGCTCATATACAGAAGATATAAACGTTCCGTTTGATGGTAATGGTTTTGATTTTTATCCTTTCAGTGAAGCGTTAGGATATCCTACAAATAAAGATTATTTGGTGATAAATCGTGCCGCTCAAGATGGAAATTTATGGAGTAGATACAATAGATGGTTCCATAAAAGCGTGATTGAACAGTCTGCAACCTTAAACAATCAGATATCAAGTATTGACCAAAACGCCAGAGCAAAACGTCCTATTATAGAATTTAATGCTGGACTAAAACTTTATAATTTTGGTACACAATCAAAAACTGATGTTGACCTTGTAGATACATTTACTAAAGATGTTTTTTCTACTATTGAAGGCAGTTTAGGATATAATGTAGATGGTGTTGATCTTACACAAGGTATGCGAGTTTTATTTACAGCAGATACTGATGTTCTTGTATCAGGTAGAATATATAAAGTTAATTTTATTACACACAACAATAAAAATCAAATAAGCCTTACAGAAGAATCTGATAGTGTGCCTTTAGAAAACCAAACAGTTCTTGTTAAAGGCGGAAATGTATATCAAGGAAAATTTTTCTATTATAATGGGAGTGCTTGGAAGCAAGGACAAGAAAAAACTTCAAGAAATCAAGCACCGCTTTTTGATTTGTTTGATAGTAACGGCAACAGTTACAGCGATACAACTCAATATGATGCTTCACAATTTTATGGAAACAAATTATTTTCATACCAACAAGGAACAGGAACTGTTGATACAGAATTAGGATTTGCATTACAGTATAGAAGTATAGAAAATGTTGGGGATATTGTTTATAATTTTGATTTACTTAATAACAGTTTTACCTATCAAGTAGGAAATGATATTATCACAGTAAACACAGAT